GTGCAGAATATTGACCGTTATCAGCCATCAACTTGGTTTGCGACTTCAGCATGGCCTTTGCTGCCGCCATAAATTCAGGTTTGATACCAGCCTTTAGCATTGCATCGTTTAACCCGTTGTCGATTAGATAAGACTGAAGCGCACCATCCTTTTCGGTCAGGTTTGCTTGCAACTGTTCAATCGTCTTCGCGTTATCCTTTGCAACCTTGTCGAGTTGCGACTTAAGCGTTTCATTTTCAGTTTGAAGCGCCATAAAATCGTTTGGGTCTATCTCAACGCCCTTTGCTTTCGCTCTGGCAATTTTGACTTCCCTTAAAAGTTCAGCGTTTTTGGCATTCATTGCCTCCATCGCTTCTTCTAACTCTGCAATCCGTTCTTCACTCATAGATTTGTCCTCTGGACTTGGTTGCCCCACGGGGGCGGTTTATGCCGCAGCACAGCCTTGGCGTAACTTTTCTAATATCACGGTAAACACTACATTACTATAGTCGCTTTAACTGCGCTAAAGTCAGCGGGTTTCCACGCTGGTCTAGCAGTTGATTTAACGTAATCTTTCCGCTGCGCCAAAGTTCTGCACGGCCTTTGCCAAGCATCTTGTCTGCAAATTCGGGGGGTTTGCTCTTTAGGAATTGGTCAAATGTCAGGTCGGCAGCAACAGCGCCATCCATGCTGGCACGGGTCGATGGTTCAACCCTGTCCTTAATTTTACCGCCCGTCAGTTCTTCAAATGATTTCGTAATCGGGATAAAGCTGCTTCGGCAATTCCAGTGCGCGGGTGGGCCACCATTCCACGGGATTTTGTGACCGATGGGCTTAAAGTCGGGGTAACTCCATGTTTTGCCCGAACGTGCCATGCAGATGGAACTTGTGCGGCTGTCCAAGGTCGAAACCCATTGCACTGCCTTAATAATGTCAGCGTTGGCTTCCAGTGATGCCAACCTTGCGTCTTTTGCTACAGTCTGAACGGCTGTGCGTGTAATCGCCATTGCATCGCGCCGTGCCTTGGCAATCGGTTGACCGCCCTTGTCACCAATGCCGATAAGTTCTTTGGCTATTTGTGCGTTGGTCTGCCCAAGCAAGACGCCATTTTTAACAACGCGCTCGATGTCGAAACGTGCGCTTTCGTTTAAACGGGAAAACCAGTTGCCGATTGTCGCGCCTTGTATCAGGCTGCTTTGTGCAACGCTTTGCAATACGGTCACAGGGGGCAGCACAGCGTCAATACCGACGTTGACCATAGCATCCCTAAAGAACGATGCTTCTGCTTCTGTAAGGTCGCTTAAATCAGGTTCATTGACCGTTACGATGTTCTTCAGTTCAGCAATGGCCTTATCCAGCCGCTTGCCTTGGTATTCGGTAAACTCCTTGCCCTTCAACTGCTTTTCGAGCGCGGCTGCAATGGCATCAAGCTGCTTGTTTAGCGCAGCACTTTGCCCAGCAATAACCCGCTCTAATAGCAGTTGCCGTATGATGGTCAGGTCAAGGAGTTTATCCGATACATTCATTAATTAGGTTTTTCGACTTGCGCCTGTGCTTGTTGCATTAGGTTGCGAATAAGCGGGTCAGATACGCGATGCGGCAATTCAGCCAGCGCCTGAAAAATGAGGTTAATCTCATTTACAGAAACTGTGATATGCAACTGTGGTTGTTGCATTGCTTGCTGCGCGTGTTGCTGCGCTTCGTCATATTTGTCTAATTCGGGGTTCATTCACTTGCTCCTTCTTCAACTGGTGCTGCGGGTGCATCACCTTCTTCAACTGGTGGCGACCAAGGCAATTCACCGCTTGGCACTTCAACAACAGGGTCTTTGATAAGCGCAATCTGCTTCATGATTTGCGCGTCAATGTGTTCCTTATACGAACCGACAACCACGGCCTGTATCCATGAAAGAACGTCGGCTTCGGTCAGTTCTTCGTATGGAATGAAATTTTCTGGGTCAACGCTGCTTAACGGGAATGGCGTTGCGCCGTTAAACGTGCCGCTGTCGCCATCTGCGTCAGTGCCAGTGCAAGTCCAATTCGTTTGAACCACGACATTGCTAATGCTGCCGTCGGTAGTTTTTTTCAGGGATGTGATTGCCCATGCGTATGTCAATGTCATATTGAATTGTCCTTTTCTTCAAGGGTTTTTACTTTAAGTGAAAGTTCTTTTATAGCCTCAATTAGCAACGGGACAAGCCGCGAATAATCAACGGTCAAATAGTTTTCGCCGCTTTTTGATGTTATCGTGCCATCTTCCAGTGTTTCAAAGTCAACAGGGGCCAAGGAAACAGCTTCAGGCAGCACGGCTTGAACAGCTTGTGCGGATACACCCACTTGCTGCTTTGCATTTGTATAACCAAGCGAACGTGCCAAATCGTTTTCGACATACAGGAAGCCATTTAGCCCAACCACCTTTTCAAGCGCATTGTCGATGCCACCTGTCTTGGTTTTTAGGCGTTCGTCTGAATAGTAAGCCGTAATGTTGCCTGTGGCTGCAATCTCATTCGGGACGTATAGCGCCTTACCATTGTAGACACGCACCCAAGTAGCGTCCTGCATAAAAATGCCGCCGCCATAGGATTGATTAAACCAACCGCTATCTCCATATGAACGGAACCATTGATAGCAATAAATGGTGTTGGCAATCGTCATATCATAGACGTTCGACGAACCATTTGGGTCAAGATAGTAACCAGTGTTATTACTGTCGTAGAATACAGGCGCACGGAAAGAAGACGCCGCTTCAACGTAAGTTTGGCCCCAGCCAATGTCGCGGCCCATCAAAAAGCGACCGCCACCATCGTAATAAAGCGGCGAAATAACCTTAGAACCACTATCGTGGATACCCATTTCCCAATAGTCAGCACAGTTCGCAAGAAGGCCAAGGGTAGTCGTTGAACCCCACGCCGTTCCTTCCCAGCGGTAATTAAGGTCATTGCGACCAATATTTACAGCGCCGCTTTGAGAACCGCCAACCATGTAATTGGAATTGGTTATTTGACCAGAAGTCCGAAGTTCGCCACTTGTTGAAAAAATACCACCTTGCGTCAGTCTGGCGCGCATACCTTCTGCACCACCTGAATTGCTCCAAAAGGTAAGGTCATCAGTTGTATCAACGCCTGTAAAGCCAATAGCCCAGTTGCCGTTTGAGTTGCCTTCATCACGAGTGAAACGAATGCCGCCCCAAGTTCCTCTTGTGGGAACCCTGACGCGATAACCTTCTGACCATGCTGCGCTTCTGGCGTAACACTCTATGTTGCCGTTTACCCTAAGCGCAAGCCCTGTAGTGTTTGGGTCAAGGTAATAGCCAGTGTCGTTAATGTCGTAAAACACAGGGGCCTGAATGCCGCCGCTGTTAATAATTGCTATGTTACTCGCGCCACGGGTGCGAAACCAATGCGTATTATTGTCATAGTAATTTGCTGGGTCAGCGCCGCCAAGGTATAAAGCTATATTCGCTGTTGGGTCACGCAACATTAAATAGGAACCATTATTCAATGTTACAGCTTCATTTCCGCTGCTAAACTGAAGTCGGTCAGCACGAACCGTGCTTAAAACGGAAGTGCTAGTTGGGTCAACAAAGCAAGCCGTGTTATTGCTGTCGTAATAAATACCCGCATATAATCCAGCGGTATTTCCAGAGTTATAGCCAAGCGTGGGCAACTCATAAAGAGTGCCGTAAGACGTTCCATTAGACGCCTGACTGCTAATCCACATACGGGGTGTGGCTTGCCGTGATGTGTGCAGCGCACACATATTTAGCACATCACCGCCAGCATAACCGTTAATCCAAAGCGTATCAGACCAAACGCCAGCAACCGCAGTCATGGCTACTCTTAAACCAATGCCCTGACCAAAATAGTCTTGGGGATTAAGCCGCTGCCCACCATCATAGCGAGTTCCCAAGCCATTTGATGTCACGGAATTGCCAGTTATGTTTATGCCCCATGTTCCAGAGGCTGCACTTTGGATTGAACTTTGGAGTGATGCTGCCACCGCCGCTGGCGTTGTGCGAACCATCTGGTTCGTCGTTGGATACATTGAAACCAGAACAGTCGGCGTAACTGTGGAAAGCCCCGAACTAAGGATGATTTCACGGGCGGCAATGTCACCAATTGCGTCACGGTAAACAATCGTGTTTGCGGTAGGCGCTGTCGTGGGGTTGTTGAAGCCGCTGATTGAACCAGCGGCATCACCCGTCTTTAACGTCTTTGTAAGGTTAATTTGCTGCTTTTTGGTTCCCGTGGGTTCCGTGCTGTTACCGATAGCCGTAACGCGATTGCGCGTGATTGTGCCATTCGTCTGCCCATCCATAGACATGACATTGACGTTAAATGAGTTCCAGTAGCTTATGCGCGGCCACCAGAATTTTAAAACGCCGCCGTCTTGGAATACCTTTATGTAGGAAGCGAAATTTCCTGCATACGATATGCCGCTGTAATTGATGATGGTGTCATTATACAGATAGCCTTGGGCTATGACTTTAAATGGTGGGTTGTTTTGGTCGTAACTTTTGCCCGTAATCTCAATGACAAAGCTGTCGCCAGCCCAACCTGTCGCGGGAATGTCGGTTGTTACCAAAGTGCCGTCAACGAAGTCGCTTGGCGATTGAAAGCGCGTTGTCCAATCGCTGCGGTATACAGAACTACCACTTACATTCAAAAAGTTGAGGTTGGACGTTTCCGACGGGTCAACATAAAATGCAGTGTTTGGGGTATCGTAAAAAATAGGTGCGCGCATTTCGGCGGCGCTAATTCTACCATTACTTCCATCTACCAAAATCACATTGCTGCCGTTGTAGCTTCCGCCGACGATACGAACACGCGCAGTGCTTTCAGTGCCGTTACTGCCTAAGTGAACGACACCATTTACACCGATGTTGCTTGGGCCATACCAGACGCCATTGGAAAAAGCGTTTTGTTCATTGATGCGTAAATAGCTGTCGCCAGAAGTAAGAATTAACTTCCCGTTACCATAAAGGTTATTCAGATTGGTAGCGCCAGCACCATCAAAGTAAAATGAACTATCAGGACTGTCGTAAAAGATAGGTGCGCGAATATCGACTTCGGCTACTACATTGCCACTTCCATTGATGCTAAGGCGACTTGTGCCACCTGTTGCGTGTGTCGTTGTGGTCGATGTATAAAACACAATCTGTGTTGCAGGATTGGCTTCCCAAACATTGCCACCAATACTGACTTGGTTTGCCGTTGAATTGGAATAAGAGCCAATAAGCATTACGCCTTTGGCTTGTGAAACGCCGTTGTAATGACCACCCGTCATCACAGACCATTTATTCGTGCCTTCTGCCTTGTCGCCAAGCTGCAAGTTTCCGCCGTTGACGTTGCCCATGCCAGTAATGGACAGTTGCCCCGTCATAGTGTCGCCAGCGCGATTTACAGGCGTGTAACCAAGTGCCGTCGGAATTGATTTCTTTTCCCACAGGCCAGACGTTGTGTTGTAAAACAGGCCATCATTGTTGGCTGGATTTTGCGCCGATACATCGTGCAACTCATCCATTTCGTAGCCGTTTTGCACTTTGACGAACAACTTGCCCTGCGTTGGGTGAGCGTGTTCAACAACGGCAACGTATACCAAATGCTGTGGCGCATAAGGCTTGGTGGCAGTAAACGTGCCAGCCGTTGTCGGGCTTAGATAAAGCTGTTGCCCATCCGTAAATGCAGATGTGTCCATGCCCGTCAGGACGCCGATGACGGTAACATAACCTGTTGCGTTATTGGCAAGGTTGGCGGTCATTAAGCCAAGCGTCTGGGCAGACGTTGCGTCGCTGTTTGCAATAGCTTTGGCAACCGTGCTGTTCTGACCAACTGAACCATTGATGTAAACGACAGTGCCTTTAGCCAATGTCGCGCCAGTGTTGTTGCGGACAAGGGCAACGACGTTTGTGGTCGAACCAGCAACGGCAACGGATAGGTCGCGGGTTGCGCCACTGCCAGTTACAGTAACCGAACCATCAGTCGATGTGATTGTGGTGATGCCGCTGGAATTGCCGCCAATTTCGACGATAGCGGGTGTGCCGTCATCCTTCTTGGTGTAAACTTTGCCATCATAAGTGTTGATAGCCAGTTCGCCCAATGCGAGGTCGTTAAGCGCAGGAACTTTCGCAGGAACAGCACTGCGCTTGAACTTCAATAATGCCATATGGCTTCCCTTTTCTGCTATATAGCTGGGAAAATGTTTTTAGAACGTGCCGAGGTCTACAGTTCCCACAGCCAAAGTTACAAAGCCATTTCCAGCGTCTTTTGTCCATTCCATCGACGAATTAAGGCGGATGACGCCATTCGTGCCGTCGGTTCCCCAGATATAGCCAGCAGTGCCGCCAGCAACGATAGCAACCTTTTCGTCGGTGTCGCCATTGGGGATGTTTAGTGCCGTCTTAAAATCGGCAATAGTGATTTTCTTCGCCTTGATACCTGTTGCGCTGGCATCATGCACCATCAGCAAGTCGGCTGCGCCATCAATCGCGCCGATTGCGCCAAGGTCATCAACGGCTGGCACGACAGGCTGTGACGTTGTTGCGTCGATAGCAACGTGCATCGTTGAACGGTCAGTCGTAAAGTGCTGTTCGCCAGCCAGCATACCTGTTGTTGGTAAATTGGCTTTTAAGCCGCGCTTTATTTGTATCCGTGCCATTGCCTGTCCTTAGCTAAATGTCCCGCCATCAATGATGACAGGCTTGTTGCGCCACAATAGCGCGTCTTGGTCATACTGCAAAATGTCTTCGTTGAGAATACCAGCAACAGCAACATCTTGCAATTCGCTTAAATAAGTCGCGCCGCCGCTTCCGCTGCCACCACCACCGCCATAAAACCCGCTTACCTTGGGCTTGGGCAGTTCAATCTGAAATTCCCGACCATCAGTCAGTGTTATCCAGAAAGACGTATCGTCGCGCTGTTCCACCAGTGCCACACCAATGCCGTCGGAACCAGCAGCACCAGCATCACCGTCACGACCATCGCTACCATCGCGGCCATCCCGACCATCAGCACCATCGCGGCCATTGCTTCCAGCAGGGCCAACCAGTGAAGCGCGGTTAATTTCAAACCAGACGTTGACGGCAAGTTGTATCTCCTCATCCGTTGGGGGGCGACCTTCTGGGCCTTGCTGCCCGTCTTGTCCGTCAATTCCGTCGGCTGGCTGCGATATGTTGTCCTGTAGCCAAGCAACAGCAGCAGCTTTGATTTGTTCGTCCGTAATAGGAGGTGCATCATCGCCCCGTTCCCCTTGTGGGCCAGTTTCACCTTGCGGCCCCGCTACCATCGTGCGCGACAGTGCATCGTTGGTGCGCTGATTTAACGCAGCAACAGCCTCCACTAGCGAGGCAATGATTTCCTCGCTGATAGCCATTCTTAAAGCCCCAAACGGCTGCGGATGTTGTCAAGCAAGCTATTGTCAGGCGCGACTTCATCAGAAACGTCAGGCACTTCTTCGTCAAAGCTTGGGCCAGCGTCGGCCAACTGCGCTTCGTATTCTTCAAATTCCATGTCAGGCGAAATAAGTTCGCCGCGCTGGAAGTTCTCAAACAATACCGAAAGCGGCATTGCATCGCCTTGGTATGCACCCAGCAATGCAGTTACCATCTGCGGCTGCATCCGTGCTGCGCCAAAGTCGGTGTTAAGGCTAAATTCTACGTCCTGTGGTGCGCCAACCCATTCGGCCATCCAGTTCAGTGCGCGTGTGATTGCGTCCGATGCAGAGCGGCTGATTGACGCAAGAACTGACCGTTCGCCAGCGGTCTTTAGTTCGACAGTGCCGAAGGCTTCAGCGGTGCGCTTATCGTCGGCAAGCATCCGTGCGCCCAATACAGCCATGCGCTGTTCTTTGTCCTTCAGTGCTTCGCGCAGTGTCTTCAGACCATCGCCCTTAAATTCAAGATAGCCAGCGTTTGCGGCAGGGTCAGGGAATATCCATGCGCTCATTGAGCCGACAGCAAGGGTTGCGCCTTCTGGTAACTGCACACCCGCAACGTATGGGGTGGGCAAGCCAGTGAAGTGCAAGCCATGCTCATAATCGGCGCTGTTGCGATAGTGACCAAGGTTCGTGTCTACCAAGTCAAGCAATGGCGGTTTCTGCACTGTGGCAGTCGCGCTGTTAGCGCCAAGAATAACAAACGGGATGTAACGCAAAGTGCCGCCGTTTCGTGTTGGCAATATTTCGCTAATCAGTTCGTTGTCTTCGGTCATTACGCGAACGCGATAACCTTTTTCCGTCAGGTCAAGGACGCGATATTGCGTAACCTGATTGGTGGTAAATTCGTTTTCCTGCACATCGACAGTTTCTTTCAACACCACAAGCGTCAGCACCTGTGCGCCATTGATGTAGCTGACGCGCCAGTTGATGATGCTTTCGGCTGTGTAATAGCGCAAGAATGGGCGGATGTTTAACGCTTCGGCAGCGGCAATCGTGATATTGGTCGGCGCATTGGCGGGGTAATCGACCATGATGCCGACGCGACCCACGGCAATCTGTTGCTCAACAACCTGTTCGCTAAATTCGCGCAGATTGTCGCCAGAAAGCGTGATGTCTTCAGCGTATGGTTCAATAGCGGTGGGCAGCTTATAGATTGGGTCTTTGGCAAATATCATGCCCGTAAAGGCATCCAGCGTCCGTGCGCTTGCGTTGAAGAAGCCAGCCCGTTCCTGATAGGTGATGTATTCAACATCCGTTTGGCCTGTCAGCCGTGGCAGATAGTTGTTCGTATCGAATGACGGGTTGTAAAGGCTACCAGTGTAGCGCGTGTTGCTGACATAGTTCTGGATTAAAGCATCCCGACCAGCGATGACATCACGGCAACGCTTCCACTTAAAGCGGTTAGCGTCATATTCGGTGTTGGTGTTGGAGACAGACATTTACACCCCAGAAATTTGAGCAAAGGATACCGTTCCTCTACCGATAGCATATTTATATGCAATAAAATAGCCGATAGCATCATTCAAATGGTCAAAGCCGCTTGATTTATCTGGCTCCCCATTTTTCGCGTATGCTTGGCGCTCCAAACCTTCAATAACATTGGGGCATTTGTCAGGGTTGACCAACAGCCTTCGCTTACCCTGATTATAAATCATCTGGTTCACCGCCATCAGCCTATCCTTGACGGCAGGGTTTTTACTATTTGCCAACACCGTGAAGCCAGCAGACCGCAAAAGCGTCAAATCTGACAGGCTGGCGTTGACGCTTTTGGTCGCGCCGCCCGATGCGTCTGGGTAAACCGTGATTTGATGCCCAGCGTATCGCTCCTGCAATATGCGTATCAGCGTCGGCGTATCGCGCACACCCGATAATTCATCCAGTGCCAGCGGGTCATTATTGCGTATCACGCACACGACGGCGCTCATATTGTTGACGTTAAAGTCAACACCGATGTGCAGTGGTTCGCGCTGTTCAATGGTCGCAAAGGTGATGTTCAGCCTGCGGTCAAATTCTGGATATATGCTGCCAGCGGTCAGATTGACAAATTCACCATCAAGATATGCAGCAAGCAAGCTGGCGCTGTAACTGTTTTGCAAGTTCTGGATGTAATCAGGTGGAAGGTTGGCGGCATTGTCGGATGTCTTGGCCTTATACAGCGCATAGCCATCAGCCTTGTTCTTGACCCAGCGGTCATACACAAAGCGGAAACCTTCTGGCGTGGTCGCAACGCCGACAGTATTGCGAACGGGTTTGCCACCAACAGTAAATGCCTTTTGGCGGTTACGGGCGATAATCTTGTTCCAGACAGCCCGTGCCTTTTCGATGGGCAGCGTATCAAGTTCATCGACAACGCTGTGGGCAACTTCGTAACCGACGATGCGGTCAGGCTGTTCCATGTTGCGAAAGATGATGCGGCCCAGTTCCGTTTCCAGCACAGCCTTTTGCTGGTTCAGCTTGAACGGGATGCCGTTGCGCTCAAACAGGGCAGGGAAGCGTTGAAAGGCAATGTCTTCAATCAGCGGATAGGTCGGAAGGTAATATGCGACATCCTGATACGGGCAATAACGCTTCAAGCGCATTAGCCGTGCGATACCCGCAGCAGTTTTCCCAGAACCAAAGCCACCAACGAAGGCAGGGAACGGCTCTTGGCTATATACAAAGTCGCGCTGGCTTTCAGTAAAGTTCAAAGCCAATCTTCGTCCGTGATGGGCTTAAACTGCAAATCGACCGAAACTTTGGTCGGCTGGTTAAAGCCGTGCATGATGTTTAGTTCTTTCACAGCCCCCGTCATGCCCGATGCCGACTTTTCTATGGTTGCCATTTCATAAGCCCTGATAAGGCTTATCACGGACATTTCGCGTGTCCATAATTGCTGTTCTGCCGTCTGCGCCTTTAGTTCTGACACCCTTGTTGCAATCTTGGGGTTTTTCATCAGCTTTGATGCCTGTGGATAAACGCTTTCATCCTTCATGTTTTCGGCATCATATGCTGTGCGGTATGCTGTGGCTTGGTCTTTGCCATCAGCAATGGCTTGGCAGAATGCTTCCTGCTTTGCGGTCAGTTTGGTTTGTGGGTTGCTCATTGCCCCTAGTTATACAACCCTTATCATTTTGGCAACTGTCGCACAATTAACCAACTATGTCTTTCCATTGCCAGTTCGCCCATTGCCGCATTGCATCGCTCGACCATTCATGCTTGCGCCATTTGGCAAGCAGTGCTGCCTTATCCTTAACCGCGCTGTGCTTATAGCGTATCAGGTCGGTCATATAATCCGTAGCAGTCATCATCGTTTTCATCCTCAAACGGGTCATAACCTTTTAGCATGGCATCAACAGCAACAGATATTGGGCCTGTGATGTTTATCTTGCCAGCTTCCATCTTGCGAAGCGTGGTCGCCCCCGTTGTGGGTGACAGGCGCAATGCGTCAGCCATGTCGTTCAGGCTGTAGCCAAGGAAATTTCTTGCCAACTTTAAGTCCGATGGTTTCATTCTGCTGCTTCCATTTTTGCTATCTTTTGCAAGGCGTGAACAATGGTGCTGTGGTCGCGCTTCATGATGCGACCGATTTCTGGTGTGCTATAACCACGTTCACGGAATAGCTTTATACATTCGTAACGGATTTCGACCAGCACCTTGAACCGCCTTTTGCCAACAACGTCATGCCTATCATATCCATATTCGGATGCGATGTGGTCAATAATGGTAAGGTTTTTTTCGCGGGGTGTCATTGTGTTTCCTTTGTGGCGAAGCTGGGCCTCTGGTGGTTGGGGGCCGAAGCCCCCGTTGGGTTAGATGCTTACTACTTCGACTGTGAAGGCCTTGGCTTGTTCGTCACGAACCAGTTGGTCAGCGGCATACCAATCTTTCCAGTTACGAAATCCATGCTCACGGGCAATTTTGTTAAATACGATGATAGCAGCCATATGATTGTTTGGCTTGTCAACGTGCTGACCGTGGGCAAAATATGTGCGGATGTTGCCAGTTCCTGTTTTAAGAGCCTTGGCAGTGTCCATCGAATGTCCCGACATCATAACCTTGCCGTCAGCTTTGCGAATGATGGCCCAAGCAGCAGTAACTTCGCGCTTACCCTTGTAAGTGTCGGTATGGCCGTTTGAAAAAGTAGCTGTGATAGTCATGGTCGTTTTCCTTAATGGCGGGGCAGAACCCCTGTGGTTGATGCCCCCTTATAAAAGGGGCATTATATTACGTCAACACCTTTTTTCATTAAAGTGCATTTTTATTTGTTCCAGCAATCAACCATGAAGTTGGCCCAAGCCATCGTGAAGGCATCGTCGGCATCGACAAAAAAGGTAACTGAACGATTGTTGGCCTTAACCTTGACGGCGTTGGGTGTGCTGTCTTCTGGAAAATCCTTGAACGTGTCAGGATTGCGAACATCGTCAAAGCAATCGTGCATGGCCCAAAACTTGTCTTCGGTGCAGTAAACTTCAAAAGCAGCAAAATTCGTCATGGTCGTTTCCTTGTTTGGCGGGGCAGCGCCCCTTGTTGATGCCCCCTTATACAAGGGTTGGGTTATCCTGTCAACACCTTTTTTCATAAAATAAAACTTTTTTTATATATGAAAAAGCCTCTTGACATTGTATCCCGACCTTGCTATAAGGGCTTTGTCAGCAGCACAAAGCTGTTGATGGGGCCTCGCCCCGCTCTTTGACAATTTGGAGATTGAAATGACTTTGAAAGACCTACGCGCACGGGCTGCGTCCATTGGCATCCGTATTGAAGCTGAACGCTTTGACGTTCCAGTGGGGGGCAATTTCTGGGGCTATTGGCTCATTGATGAAAAGACCAACGATGGCGTCTGGGACGATGAAAATTATTGTTCTGACCATCAGGAATTGAGCCAAGCGTTACGCAAGCTTGAATTTGAACGTGGCGTTAGATGCAAGGCAATGATGCCGTTCTAGCAAAGATGGCCCCGCCTTAACTGGTGGGGCCATTCCTGTTTCAGTTATCCTCTTTGACGAAAATGCCGTCCACCATGCGGCCCTTGCGGTCTTTGATTTCATGCCATGCGTGAACGACGCATTCCTCAATTTCCAAATCCTTTTGCGCTGCCAAGATGGTAAGCACGACGAAGGCATCACCGATGCTGTCCATGAATTGCTCATCCTTGCCCTTCGCAATGGCTTCGGCAAGTTCACCGATTTCTTCAATCAGCTTCACGAATTGAGCCTGAACCGTGCTGCCTTCAATCAGGTTGCGGTCTTTGGCCCATTCACGGATTAGGTTGGCATAAATCATTAGTTCATTCCTTCTTTGGCGTTCAGTGATTGCATCAATTCCTCTTTCAGCGCCGCAAATTCTTCTGGCGTGATATATTCTTTTTCCTGCTTGGCGATGCGTGGCGCGTGGAAATTATTGACCCGCGCTTGTGCATAGCGGATTTCATCTTCAGCCCAGCGCACGGCTTCCTGTTCAAAATTACAGATGAACGGCACAATCTTGGCAGGGTGGTCGCAGCTTCGACGGGCTTGTTCACAAGCGCGGCGCAGTATCGACAGTGGGATGTGGTTCACCGTCATGACGGCGGCTTTATACCAAGCTGTCCGTTCGCTCTCCTGCATACCCGATGGAGCGCACAGCATCAGGCATGGCGTCAATAGTATGATGATTTCCTGTGGCGTGGCCTGTCGATATTTCTCCTGTGCAGTTTTCAAAGCTTCCAGTGCCGCCTGATATTTCGTGCAGTGCTTGTCGGGCTGCTCGTTCAGATGCTCCTGCGCTGTCAAATTGCCGTCCATTTCTTTGCTCCTTTACCCATTCAGCCTTGAAGGTAAGCCAGCCGCGACTTGTTGCCTCGCTGATAGCATCCTGCAAATTCCATCCAGCAATGCTGGCTTGTTTCATTAAAGACCGCAATGCGGTTTCCGTCATAGGTGATTTCTTGGCTTTGCGAACAGCCATAAAATCATCCCACACCTGTTGCGATACACCGTCAGGCTTCAACACTTTCCCCTTCAGGGGTATATTTGTTTCTTGGTTGTTGGTTATTGGTTGTTGGTTATTGGTTGGTTGAGCGTCCGTTGAACGTCCGTTGTTCCGACGTTGAGCGGAAGCCCTACCAGCATTAGATGCTTTCAGTGATTTATCGCGGAAATGCGCTATTTCTGCATCGCACCTTGTATGCCCCCATCCACCCTGATTGTCGGCAATGAAAAAGTCTTGCAGCACCTGTTCGACTTCTGCGATGTGGTCGCGCATACCAATCTGTCGGGCAACTTCTGCTGCCGTTCCAACAAGCGCACCATCTTTCAGGTAATAGACATCAAGCAAACGACGATAAGCCAAATCCTCTAACAAGGACAGGTGGCGCGTATGGCTGGCGTAATCGCCAATGTTGAATTGGAAATAGTGCATGGCTATGTGCCTTGCAAAATGGTTTTGTGGCGTATATAATTTGTCATTGCGGTGCTACTTCCCCTTAAATTTAGCATTGCGGCCAGCGAAATTTTGATGCTCCTTAATTTCGCTGGCCCCCCTCTTATCTCAACATCAGCCATTCATAAAGCTACTTTGTTTGCCGAAATTCGATTGTCGGAAATAGGGCTTTGAATATCGCCTTGCGTAATGTGAAGTCAGTCGTGACCATACCCTTCACATCTTCGACGCAATCCCGACCATTTTCCGTGTAGGCAAAGTCAGGCTTATATCCGACGCGACGCCCGTTATCGTGCTTCACCTGATTGCCGTTAATGATAAACCAAAACTGCGGCTGAATAACCAAATCGCCAATCTCACCCGCAGCCCATAATGTATGCAGTTCATCACAACGCGCAGCTTCGCGCTTGCTGTCATGCTTGTGGCATTGGGCGCAATACGCTTTCTTGGCGTTGAATTTTGACCGACGATTAAACATTGCCTTTGGTCTTGGCTGCAATCAATCCATCCAGCGCCTGTTCGACAGCAAGATATGCTTCCAACATTGGCGTTGAGCGTTTGCGCTTCCAGTTGCTTAATGTGACCCGACTTAGGCCAGCGGCTTTGGCAAGCTTTCCAGCAGTGATATTGTGTTCAGCAGCGCGTCCGTAAATACGCATAACGGCTTGATGGCTTAATGTCATTTGTTGTTACCTCTTGTTATGTTCAGATATGTTCATGTGCGTCCAAAGCCGTCCATAAAAAAATGCTTTACATATGTAAATAGGTCTTTTAGAAAAAACACAAGGAGCAAACAATTATGGACATTGAAACCTGCAAAATTTGCAGCTTTGAATTGACATCAACCTTCTGTTGCCCAGCTTGCGATGCGGCTGACGCAATTGTTGAGGCTGGCGGTTGTCACCCAAATTTCAAAGAAGCGTTGGCTGAAAAAATTGCCAATCTCCTTAACGCTGAAGATTGGCACACAACCATCGACCTTCACAAAATGTATTCACGGTTTTTTTAAGGAGCAAATGAAAATGACTGATAAATTAGGTATCCACCAAGAGGCTGTCGGCAAGGCCATCAGATTACTTGATGCGGCTGGCGCAGTTTATGCCATCCAGTTCAACGACGAAATTTTGGGAACTTTGGAAGTTAAGCCGCCGCGCAAAAAAGCAAGCAGTTCTCAATACGCTTACGGTGAAACACGTTCACATTATCTGCCATACATCGAAAACCTAGAAGTTGGCGGCAGTGCTTCGGTTCCGTTCAGCTATTTTGACCGCAAAATTTTATCATCCAACATAAGCGCATATTGCGTTCACAAATGGGGCGCTGGGTCTGCAATGGTAAAGAGAAATAACACCACAGACAGCCTTGAAGTTTTACGTTTTGCATAAGGGGCAAAAAATGAGTGAAGACAAAATCTGCGCTGCATATGTTGCAGCATTTGCGGAGTTGGAGGCAGCAACAAAGACAGCCAGCAACCCGCATTTCAAATCCAAATACGCTGACCTTCCGACGGTGATTGACGCTATCAAGCCGCACCTTGCGAAGCATGGCCTTGCATTCATGCAAATGCCCAAGCCAAGCGAAGGCGGCATATCAATCGAAACTATCCTGATACACAGCAGCGGCGACAAGCTTTCGATGGGCGTATTGTTTGTGCCAGCCAATAAGCATGACGCACATGGTTACGGGTCGGCCCTAACTTATGCGCGGCGATATGCACTGCAAACTTGCTTTGGTCTGCCAACAGAAGACGATGACGGCAACGCAGCGGTTAAAGCCCAGCAGCCAGCGCCAGCAAAGCCCATCACGCAGCAACAATTTGCGGTGCTACAAGATTTAATTGACCGCACAGGCACTGACGTAGCTGTCATGGCAGCGCATTACAAAGTGCCAGCCATAGCAATGCTTCCATCGAATTTGTTTGAAACAGCAAAGACAGCATTAGAACGGAAGGTGCAAAATGCGGGTTGATGTCGAACAGCGCAGCGAAGATTGGTATGCTGCACGATGCGGTTCGCTGGGGGCGTCACAGGTTGCTGACGCCCTATCCCGCACCAAAAGCGGATACAGCACCACCAGAACTAATTTGCGCGTCAAGCTGGCATTGGAGCGGCTGACAGGCAAACAAGCGGCTGGTTTTGTCAGTGCGGCAATGCAGCATGGCATCGACACCGAAGCTGAAGCCAAAATAGCGTATTCATTTGACCAAAACGTAACCGTTACGGAAACGGGCTTGGTCAGGCATTCAAGCATCCCGTGGACGCACTGTTCGCCCGATGGTCTTGTTGGCGACGAAGGGCTTGTCGAAATCAAGTGCCGTCAGCCAGCAGGACATCTCGAAACGCTAACGACTGGCGAAATACCATCGCAGTATGTGACGCAAATCAACTGGCAGCTTGCTT